CAAACGGAGTTCCATTAGATTTAGTATTATGAAAAATAAAAAGAATAGCAAAGTCCCATTAATTATATCGCTTGGCGCACTTTTAGTGTATTGCCAATTTACACAAATGCCTATAACTATTACGTTATTAGTTATGGCGACATTATCTAGCACTTATGCAGCTTTGTTCTGCAAAGAGAAATAAACAAATAATATAATAGGGTTCTGCTGACTGTTTCAGTGGAACCCACAAAAAAGGAAAGATATGAATACAATATTGGTTCACAATACAGAAAGATTTGAAGCAAGCTTATTTAATGGAAGCGAAGTTCTTCCAAATAGATATACGTCAATAGATATAGGTTCAGATAACCTTGATATTCATGTGTTTGTAAATGACGTTGAGACATTAGATAAATTAATTGCAGCTTGCAATGAAGCTAGAAGATTCCTAGAAAGCGAGGCGGAATGAGTGAGACACCAAGAACGGATGTAGAGGCTGAGTCTTATCACCGCACATGGGAAGAGTCTTTTTATAGTATGCTATTTCATGCCAAGCAACTAGAGCGGGAGCTTCGGGAGGCTAAGAAATTGCTACGTGATATATTAGAAAATTGGAGAAATGGAATAGAGGAAAATGAAATAATTAAATTTTTAGAAAGCGAGGCACAGAGTGAGTGAGGAATATTACGCAGGAAAAGGGTGCGAATGCTATGCTTATGGCGAGTCTGAGTGTAGTTGTAATGCAGACTGGACTGACCCTAGAATCTATGAATTAGAAAAACAATTTGAGAAATATAAAAAAGAAAACCAACATCTCAAAAATGAGATACAAAAATTAACCAATCAATTAGCATCATCGGAAATTAAATATGGAATCAATAGTTAACAATCCAAGCACTAGAGCAAAAGTAATAACTAGAAGAACTTACAATAGACCTCTCAATGATGAAGGAACTGTCTTTGAAACATGGCACGAAACCATTGATCGTGTAATTGAACACCAGAAATGGCTATGGGAAAGAGCGATAGATAGAGAATTGACAGATGATGAGTCAATTGAACTATTTGAGCTTAAACAACTACTTCTCAGCAGAAAGGTTGCAGTAGCAGGTCGCACTTTATGGTTAGGTGGCACAGAAATTAGTAGACGCAGGGAAAGTTCCATGTTTAACTGCTCATTCACCTATGCTGAAACTGTCAATGATTGCGTAGACATCTTATGGCTGCTGTTACAGGGTTGCGGAGTAGGTTTTAAGCCAGTAACAGGCACTCTCACTGGTTTTACCAAGCCTGTATCAGACATAGTTGTAGTAGAATCGAGCAGATTAACTAAGGGCGGTCAGGAACACAACGAGGAATTTTGGGATGCTGAGAGCGAAACATGGACATTAAAAATAGGCGATAGTGCTGAAGCATGGGCTAAGTCTGTAGGCAAACTTCTCGCAATGAAATATCCTGCTGAAAGAATTGTGCTTGACTTTAGTGAGATTAGACCTGCGGGTGATAGACTTAAAGGTTATGGGTGGATTTCTAGCGGAACAGAAGCAATTTCAAAGGCTTATACTAGAATAGCTCAGATCCTCTCACAACGTTCAGGAAACCTTTTAAAGAAGATGGATATACTAGATGTAGTAAATCATCTCGGAACGGTTTTAAGCAGCCGTAGAAGTGCTGAAATAGCCTTATTTGATTATAGTGAACCCGAATGGATGGATTTTGCGGTAGCAAAGAAAGATTGGTGGTTGTATGACAACGAGCACAGATGTCAAAGCAACAATTCCCTACTCTTCCATAGCAAGCCAACGCGCGAAGAAATGGAAAACATCTTTGATCTTATGGTCAAAGCAGGTGGATCAGAACCAGGGTTTATCAACGGTGAAGCTGCACTCAAAAAAGCACCTTGGTTTAAAGGCTGTAATCCTTGTGTTGAAATCCTACTGGGCAACAAAAGCTTTTGTAACCTATCTGAGATTGATCTAGCCAAATTCAAGGGCGATCACTCTGGACTCATGGAAGCAACAAGACTAATCTCAAGGGCAAACTACAGACAAACTTGTGTAGACCTCAGAGATGGGATATTACAGGATACTTGGCATCAAAACAACGAGTTCTTACACCTTTGCGGAGTTGGTATCACAGGAATCGCTAAAAGACCTGATTTAGACGCATACGACTATAGATCACTGGAAAGAATCGCTACTTCAGCAGCCTATGGTATGGCAGATGAGATGAATCTACCTAGACCGAAGAATGTTACTACTGTAAAACCTTCTGGAACAATGAGTAAAATCTATGATACCACCGAAGGGATGCACAAACCACTAGGCAAATACATCTTTAACAATGTCAACTTTTCTAAGCATGACCCAGTTGTAAAAATCCTTCAGGATGCAGAATACAATGTTTTTCCTCATCCAACAGATGCAGACTCAATGTTAGTTACGTTTCCAGTTTGCAATGATGGTGTAGAATTTGACGTGGTAAATGGCAAAGAAGTTAACTTAGAAACTGCTGTAGAACAATTAGATAGATACCTAATGCTACAAACTAACTGGTGTCATCAAAATGTATCTTCGACTATCAGCTATGACCCATCTGAAGTTCCTGCCATAATAGACTGGCTAGAGCGCAATTGGGATAATTACATAGGTGTATCGTTTTTGTTTCGCGCAGATCCTACAAAAACTGCTGCTGATCTAGGGTATAAATATTTACCTCAAGAAGTTGTTGACAAATCTACATACGATGAATACGTTAATAAACTTAAAGAAATTGACCTAGATGATGCTAATGGGCATCACGAAGTGTCAGGAACAGAATGTGCAGGTGGAGCTTGTCCAGTAAAATGAAAAATGAAATTAAAAATATAGAAGATAAGGTAGCAGTATTAGAGCAAATACTGGAAGATCAAGATGAATTATTCGAGGAAGCCAGATATATACTGGCCTCCTGCCTAATGTATGTAGATGAAACATCCTTAATTGCAGCAGAAATTGAAGAATTTCTTGACAAAACAGTGTAATGGATTACTACTTATTAGTTAAACAATTGGCAAACCATGGCAACCTCAGTGTTCAGGCTGAAGTTGTCTGGTTTCAGTATAGAATGGCAAAAAGAGATAAATAGAAAGAGAGAAAAATGACAATAAACTTTAAAAAACTATCAGAATTAGCAAAACAGCCCACAAAAGGCTCAATTTATGCAGCAGGATATGATCTATATGCAGCAGAATCAACAGCCATACCATCTTGTGTTCATGGACTAATCAAAACTAATATATCAATGGAAATTCCAGAGGGATTCTATGGCAGAATTGCACCTAGAAGTGGCTTAGCCTACAAGTATGGTATTGACGTATTAGCAGGTGTGATAGACAGCGATTACAGAGGCGATATAGGCGTTATCCTAATGAATCATGGAGATGATACGTTTATTGTAAACAAGGGTGATAGAATAGCTCAGATTATCTTTGAAAAACACTACAGCGCAGTGTTGAATGAGGTAAAAAATGTTAGCAATAGTGAGCGTGAACAAGGTGGATTTGGTAGCACAGGACGATGAGTAAAGAAGTAGAACTTAAACCATGCCCTTGTTGCGGAGGCAAAGCAATAAGAAGAGATTGCGGAGAAGATTGGAAGGTAAAGTGCATCGAATGTGGTCTTGGTATATCAGGATGGGGTGAAGAAATAGACAAATGGAATAAAAGAGTTCGTCCACCACAACCAATTCCTCATTATCACTGGACGATGAAGTAAAACATACTCTAAAGATGAGCATATAAAAAGCGAAAGGAAATAATATGGGACAATGTGCAATGATATACATTAAAGAAAAGGGTAAGAAACCATTAGAAGTAGATGAATGGACTTATGATTTTCCAAATGGGGCAACAAAAGAAATATATATAGATTGCGCTCGTTATTATAGCGAGAATTACCCGAGAGGACCATGGCCGAAAATTTGCAATACCTTAATGACATTGATGCAAGATCCAGATATTGAAGCTGTTTGGTATTACAGTGATAGTCAAGATGGCAGTAAGGTTCCTGAACTGTGGATAAATGATATACTAAGAATAAGTAGATTTTATATGCTGAATGGCAATAGACCTTGGTATGATGGTGATTGGAAAACCATAGAGTAAAAACAACCCCACCCCTCTTACAGAAAGGCATTTCCTACACAGGATTTGCCTTTTTTGTTGTAAAAAAATGACCCCCCTCTGCCAAATTTTCAAAATTTACCCCGTATTTTTCTATAAAGGGGCAAAAAAGTTAAAAAAGTTCCTCTCCTGAAATGATAAACATTTGTCGATTCGAGAATCAACTACCTTTTATTCTTTAATAAACATTTTCAGGCAATTTGTTAGTTGTCTACAATAAAGATATTTAATTCTTTAATAAACATTTCCAGACAATTTGTTTGCTGTTTATTGGCATTTTAAAAATCAGATAAAGATGCATAAAAATAAATTTACTACATCTATAAAATTTACTGATTTGTGAAAAGCAGCAATCAAAGAACATTTTCCGCGTATATATAGTACAATGAATATATGTGATAAAAACGCAATAAAACAGCGTATTTTTAAATTATTGAAATATAGTTATTTATGTAAATTTAGGATAAAAAATAGCAGAAAAATAAAAATAATATTAAAATTTACTTGCAAAACATACATGCATGCATACTGTTTTAATTATGAGTAGATTAAATCAAATCAAATATTGGGCTATGGCAATCCTAGTTTTGGCTTGTCATTTACAACTCACGCAAACAAAACTAATGTTTGCGATAAAAGGAATAACGAGAGCTATTTTAAATCACTAAAAAAGAAAGATAAAAATTATGAAATCAATTGAATTAAAACTTTATGGTATGAACTTTAGAAGCGTGAATATCGTATGGGATGGCATCTATGTAATAGAAGCAATAAGCGACATTACAAGCAGTATTATTATAGGCACAGGTAACACGCTCGATGATTGTTTTAAAAGCTTTTTAAAAGAGTTTAAAAGGCAAAACAACATTAAATTTTTAAACAGATAATATAAAGGAAAGAGACATGAGAATGACACTAAAAAAACTAGAGAATAAAGTTGAATATATCAATGAACTATCTGGAACTCCAAAGAATCCATATAATAACAAAGAAGCGCAAATCAATTGTTACTACATAGGGCAAGCCTATGGCGGTTACAGATTAGAACAAATTACCAATATTAATGGTGGTGTAAGAGACATAAGTGACAGATTAACAGCTAGAGAACTTTCATACTTCCTAAATGGTATGATTACTGGACTAGAACAAACAAAGGGAATGAGATAATAAACAAATTATGAAATTTAGCGAAAAAATAATAAATATAATCGAAAATCATAAAGATTATATAGAAAATAATCAAGACTATGCAAATAATTATGAACATTGCATAGCTGACAGTTTACAATATTATCGCGCGGATAACAGTCCTAGTTGCCCTAAAAAATGGCTTGAAAGAGAACTTGATACAAAATTAACAGAAAGCGAATTTGACGAATTGTGCTATGATTTAATCACAAATGGAAATCACGAATTAAGAACTAAAATTCAAGGTTTTCCTTATGCAGACGAAAATGCAATTATTTCTTTTTTAATTGGCGAGGAAGAAATACAAATCGAAGAATTAATACCTTATAAAAATAAATGGTATTATAAAATATTAGCAGATTATATAGAAAGAGAAACAAATAGCTATATAAAAAATGAATATTGCTATTTAGACTACAGTTATTCACACATTGGATTATACCCAAATATAGAAGACTTAAAAGAAATCTTAGAAAACGAAAGATCAAATAATGATTAATAAAGAGAAAAAAACAGCAAAAATCGAAGCAATTATCGAACCATCAAAAAAAGCAAAATGGAGAAGATACTGCAAAAGAAATGGGATCTCAATTGCAAGATTAATTACTTATTGTGTCGAAAGACACATAGATAACAACAATTAAATAAAGTGAGACAATGAGAACAATTATAACAGAAACAACAGTATTTGAATATAATGAATTGAGCGGAGCAGCCAAGGAAAATGCTTTGAATATTTTTTGGGATATTAATGTGGATTCGCAATACTGGTTTGAATACTGGGAAGAAGATGCACAAAGAATAAATATGGAAATTATTAGTCATGATGGATTATATGAGACTAAGATGAAGTTTTTAGGAACTGCTGAAGAAACAGCAGAGTTAATCTTAAAAGAACATGGGAATTGTTGCGACAGTTACAAGGCCGCAAAGAGATTTTTAAATACCAGCGAAGAGGAATATAGCTGCGATGATTACCTGAAAGACATTCAGGAATATTATAGGTTAACCATTGAAAGTGATTATGAATATCTAACTAGCAAGGAAGCGATTGAGGAAGCTATTGAGAGTAGTGACTATGAGTTTACCGAGAAAGGAGAGTTAATTTAAGGAACTATTGAAATGAGACAATTTATCAAATACAACCTACAATACAACAAAGAACTATTTATCAACATAGCTTGCAACCTTGCAATGCTTGGAGCTTGCTTATTAATGGGCTTTAGTCTTGCGCTTGCATTCAGCCTATAAATAGCAAACATATAAAACAATCAAATAAGCCCGTATTTTAACCGATACGGGTTTTCTTATGTCCATTGATATACTAGCATTAAAACTATATGTAAATCAATTCTATACTGCATTCTATAGCTCATTAGAGAGATTACCGGTATTACTTATGTAAATATGAGAGTAGTAAACTTGAATGCATAGTGTAAAGATGACAATAAGTAAGATTTGACGCATAGTGTAAATGTGACAATAAGAAAGATTTGATTAAACAACACTCTTTTTCTTTTCCCATATTTCTTACCTTTAGCTGTTACCTACTGTTATTCATGCTGTTACCTGCTGTTATTGGCATGGATAAAATTTGTTATCAAGTGTTATTTCCAGATAGGGGGAGGGGGATACGAACTTTCTGATAATAAATATTGCGATTAATCAACTGCCTAATTTTTTTTATATCTGACAAATAAGCTCTTAAAAACTGGGTATTTAGTCTTATTTATAAGTGGTTATTACGCAAGGTTATACTCGTAAAAAGTGGTTATATTTGATAATACTGCTTATAAATAGCTAGTAGGGTAGTAGGCTCGTGAAGGATACAATAAACCCCCCATTTAGGGTAGGGATTGTATCCTAAGTTGTTGATAAAACTTTATAAATAATCTGAGCAGTTATAGTCAGGACATATTTTGGATAGAGCTAGTCGGTCTTCTCGGCTCAAGATGTTCCCCATCCCAACCTAGCTTAGTAACGTCAGCTAAGACCCAATATATTAATCAAGACAGGCGGGTGAGTCCTGTCGCTTGACTTCATCTGGCACCTCCTTGGACTATAGGGCGTATTCTCGTCACCCTCAGACTACACGATGTAGATTATACTATCTAGCTCTACATGGCTTTTCCTACTTTATCTTATATACTATATACATATTTTGTGGTTTGTCAAATAAATAACTATCTTTAATTCTTTAATGTATAGACTTGACAAATATGGATAGTTGTATATAGTATTATATTGACAGTTATAATAGGCATATGCACCTTGGCGGGTTTTTCCTTCTTTCTTTTTCCTGCTGAGGTGCTTTTTTGTGCAATATATTTGTCACATTTGCATTTTTTGTTTGACAAAAGAGAATTAATGGTATTTAATTCTTTAATATGAGTGAGAAAAAGAAGGCTGCCAAAAAAGTAACCAAATCAGCAGCTAAAAAAGTAGCTAAAAAGGTAGTTCCATTTAATCCATACAAGGAGTTTATGGAAAAGCATGGCATAACTCAGGAGCAACTGGCTAATGAATTAGGCTTGTCTAGGTTAATTTTGAACCAAGACCTCAATGAGCAGAAAAACCTTGTGAGAATCGAATTTGGGCTATGGAAATTGACCCATCCTGAGACACTTGTGAGGGAATCTAGTATGTTTAAGATAGAAGGCAGACCAAAAGACACTTGTTTAGTCTGTAGAGACTACGATAACAAGCGTGTAAACGTAAGAATAAAGCGTTATGATAATAGATTTAGAAATGGTGATTATTTGCTCGGATTCCCTGTTGCTGTTGGGTCTGCATATCACTTGGTAGGTAAATATACAAATAAGGGGAGATTAATATGGGAAAAGCCAGTATCAGGGGAGGTTGTGAATCGCATGAAAACCGCAGACATCAAGATTACAGATCAACAGAGAGACAAATAATTGATTTAATTGACAATCTGAGGGCAGAGGTTGACGCTAAAATTGACTGTTTGAAGGAATATAGCAACGATTTGGACTATATAAGGAATCAGTATGTCAAAAACGAGTAGCAAGAGGATACATACTAGTGATGTTCAGCCTGAATTTGGCTTTCCTTGGGATTCTGATACCTTTAGGATAGAGAGGGGCATATTAAAAAGCAACCTATCTACAGAACAGGCTGAAGCACTCATAGCCAGAAATCCTGCGGGAGCAGAGAAATTGGCTGACATCATCGAAAACCACGAAGATTGGGCAACTCAAGATCCGTTGGAGTGGACATTTACCCTGCATTGTTGGCAAAAAGTTCTAAATGATTGGTCAGAATGGACTTCTGCTACAGTGTTCGGTGGAAATCGTTGTTTAGCGCCAGAGTCATTGATCTATGATCCTGTGGCTGACGCAAAAAAGCCAATATCTGAGATAGATACTGACTTTCATGTATTAGCTTGGGATGGAGTTAAGCTTGTTCAAGCAAAAGCAGAGAAACCTTATAAAAAGGAGTCTCAAGAGATATATCGTGTTCATCTGCCCAACGAGATGTCTTTTGCTTGCTCCAAGGCTCATCGAGTTTTAACTCCTGTTGGATACCGTAGCGTAGGACATCTAAAAAGTGGTGACGAGCTTTTGCTTTCATTCTTCGGAGATCCTGAAATGCCCTCAGCTTCTTCTTTCCGTTCTCTGACCAGTTCGGACACTTCCCTTTTAGGGTCGCAGCAAGGTGTGCTCCATTGCTTGGAAAAACTTCAAGATTGTCTGGATGGTTATTCTGAGTATCTCCATCACGATGATGAACAACTTCTTCGGGAGAAAGAACACGACCTAATTTTTGTTCTGCAACGTATCTATGCTCTAAGTAGTAGTTATTTGGGTGAATATATTTCTTCTCTCCCCTATGTTTCTCCTTCAATGCTTTGTTCCTCTGGACAACCATGGGGTGATCTGGCAGAAATATTTCCCAATATCCACTCTTATTTAGACAGCGACCTCCTTTCCACTTTGGGTGATCAGAACCGCTACGAGGGCCAGTTCTTTGGCAATTTATGTTATGCTTTTTACAGACTTTGTAAATCAGCTTTGGTGTTATTCGATCGTCAACAGTATTCGATAGTTCTTGAGCAATCCAGGCTTGCGTTTTGCCGTCTTGCTCAATCCATTGGCGAATCTGTTCCACAGGATAGTTTATTCTATGTTTTCTTACCATATTTTAGAGATAATAGCATAAAAACCTATTCTGTCAAGATAGAAAAGGTCGAATACCTCCGAAATGATAGCGTATGGGATTTTAATGTTCCAGTATATCACAATTATTACCATGGGGGAGCCATTCACCACAACTCAGGAAAATCGTTTTTCTCAGCAGCACTAGTAGTATGGTTATTAGAAAACATCCCTGAAGCCGAAATTCGCTGCTTTCATGTATCTGAGGAACGATCTATCCAAGACCAACAAGCTATGGTTTGGGCTATGCTGCCTGAGAAGTATAAGAATATGACCAAAAAAAAGGGTCCTAATCATAGCATTCAATATTCGCAAAAGAATGGGTTTACTGACAATAAGTTGATTTTACCTCCACATCCTGGCAGAAAAAAGGGGTCTTATATCTATTTCAACAACTATAAGCAATATCAGCATGATAAACAAGTTGCAGAGGGTTTTAAAGCTCATTTTATCTGGTGTGACGAAGAAGCACCTAAAGACCTTGTCATTACGCTATTGTCGAGGCTCACTGACTATAGAGGAAAGCTTCTACTCACGTTTACAACGCTACAGGGGTGGACAGATTTAGTTTCTGAGATACTTAATGGTGCAAAAACGGTAGAAAAAAGGCACTCTGACTATGTGAACATGAAACTGCCCGTTAAGCAGCTATCAAAGAAGTTCGCAAACATGAATGTCTACTATTGGTGGACTAGAGACAACCCATTTGTGGAGTCTGACGCACTAGAAGCGCAGTTCTCAGGCCAACCGCTAGAAATTAAGCTTGCTCGTCTTCATGGAGTCCCTTCTAAAGCCTTCCACAACAGGCTACCTCGCTTTAATAGGCACGTTAATGTAATTCCCCACGATGATTTACCTTTTGTTAAAGATCCAGACCATAAAGTTACTAGATACCATATATGCGATCCTGCGGGTTCTAAGCCTTGGTTTATGCTATGGGCTGCTGTGGACTATCGGGAGGACATTTATATATATGCTGAGTTTCCTGACATCACGATGGGCGAATGGGCATTGCCTTGGACAAATGCAGCAGGTAAACCTATCGGAAAAGCGGGAGGCGGTCAAAGACCTCTAGGTTATGGATATGAGGAATATAAACAGACCATCATAGACATTGAAGGAAAAGCAGAGATATTTGAGCGCATCATTGACCCTAGAATGGGCAAATACACGCAACAGGCTGCTTCAGGAGAGACTAATATCATTCAAGAGATGGGTGATTTAGGCTTCTACTTTAAACCCGCACCTGCCGATGACGAGGATCAGGGCATAGGGAAAATTAATGATTATCTAGCATGGGATAGTAACAAACCTCTCTCTGACGAAAATAGACCTAGATTATATGTCTCTGATCGTTGCGAAAACACAATTACAGCAATGTTGGAGTATATGGGAGTGTCTCGAGAGGAAGCTTACAAAGATCCTGTTGACTGCGTGAGATATTTGTGCGTATCCGATCCTATCTATATAGGCAGCAATTACAGCGTGGGAACGGAATGCGCGGGTGGATATTAACACCGATTTGACAAATGAAAAAAAGTGAATACATTATGTTCTTATTAGTGAAAAAAAGGTAGTTATTTCTTTATTATGGCATTTCATCAACAAAAAACAGACCCAAAAGAGGATGCTCTTCAGTTTCTTCAGGACACACCAGATATATCACAATTAGCTGCTGCGTATGAGGAAACTCGGTCACAGTTGACTGATTTCCTAGAAGCACAGCAGAACGGCTTTGATACTAGATTTAATATTTGGCCTGGTAAATCGAGAGACAACCGCAAACACGCTCGTGCAACCACAACACAGAAGCCTTTTCCTTGGGATGGTGCTTCAGATCAGGATGTATGGCTAGTAGACAACGCGATTAGAACTCACGTTGATATGCTAATGAACTCGATTAATAAGGCTGATTTCATGGCAACTCCTGTAGAGGACGATGATATAGAGAGATCAGCAGTAGTATCCAACTTTATGAAGTGGATGCTCAACACGAAGATCAAAGAGTTTAAACGCGAAATGGAAGTGGCTTGCAATCACCTGCTAGAGAAGGGATTAATGGTCACTTTTCAGTATTGGGAGCAGAAGGAAGAGCGCACTCTACAGACATTTACCTTGGAAGATTTAGCGCAACAAGACCCTGAACTTGCACAATCAATTATCTCAGAAGAGTTTGACAAAGAACTCACATCTCGACTATCGGAAGCACTAGAGGTTAGTAAGAAAAAAGCCAAGAAATTCATCACTGAACTAAGAGAAACTGGTCAATCTAGCCTTGGAATACCCACACAGACAGTCAATCGACCCGCTATTAAGGCACTTGCACCAGATGAGGACGTTTTCTTTCCTGCATGGACAATCGACCCACAAGATGCACCTTATTTCTTTGTGGCATCATATCATAGCCCTCAAGAGCTTAGAGCAAAGGTTAGAGATGATGGGTGGAATGAAGATTGGGTAGAGTATGCAATTAATAATCTACAGGCTACTCACAATGAGGCTGATATAGATTATAGCAGAATGACCCACCGCGAGAGAAACATAGAATTTAACCTATATGACGACCAGACAATCAGAGTCATCTATTGCTATCAAAAGCTACACGATGAAGATGGTATTCCTGGTATCTACTGCACAGTCTTTCATCCTCAAGTTCACGGGGATAACGCAGGTCACGCAGGTCAACTGGAACAAACATGGGCAAAACACCAACTTCTTGACTACGCTCATGGACGCTACCCGATTGTAGTCACTAAGTTAGAAGAATGGTCTAAAAGGCTGTATGAAACGAGATCTTACGCAGAAGTAGGGAGATCATTACAGCACCAATTAAAAGTAGAGATTGACTCCCAAATCGACCGCAATTCTCTCGCCACTCTTCCTCCATTACAGCATCCAATTGGCAGACCTCCCAAAGCTTGGGGTCCTGGTGTTTGGCTAGGTGTAAGATCACCTGGTGAATACTCATTTGCAGACATTCCAAACTTCGATCAAGGAACTCTTGAGATGCGCGAAGAAATCAAGCGACAATTCAATAAGTATTTTGGATTCGCTGATGATGATTCTGACCCTGTAGAGATTTCAAACAAACAGCAAGCTCTTATGAATAGAGTTTTTAGTCACTTGAGTCAGGCACTTGACCAAATATGGAGCTTGTATCAACAATATGGACCTGACGAAGAATACTTCAGGGTAATAGGTGTAAATGAAATTCAAAGATTCCAAAAAGGAGAGGCATCAAATAGATACGACTTCTACTTCAGTTTCGATGCGAGTAATCAAGACCCGTCAAATGTTATCGAAAAAGCTACAGCCACTGCACAACTCGGTTCCACGCTTGATAAGAATGGGGTGTTGGATACGGAGTCGCTGCTCAAAAAGGCGGTAGGTCACTTATGGCCAGGTTGGGATGAGTTAATCTTACCACAATCTACAGCATCTCAGAAAATGTATGAGGAAGAGCGTAGAGCACTAACTGAGGTTAAAAACGGCTTCCCATTGGATGTCAAAGAAAATGATGCTCACGAGGTTAAAATGCAGATTGCAATGCAGTGGGCACAACAACCTGATATTCAGGAAGCACTCCAAGAGGATGAGGCATTTGCAGCACGATTCGAGGACTACATGAAGAAGAGACAATTTCAAGTTCAACAAAAACAAAACGCTGTTATTGGTAGATTAGGTGGACCATCTGGTGGATTCGGAGCAGCATCATAGAAAGAAAGAATGGCAAAAGAAGAAGAAATTCAAGTATCAATCAAGGTGTTAAAGGATTCTGACCACTTCAGAAACTTTTTAGAGTATGTAGCCCTATTAAGAGAGGATGCATTAAAGAATCTACAGACACCTGCTGTCATAAAAGACACAAACTTACACTTTACCACGTCAGGGATGATTGCAGCGTATGATTCTCTGATTGATAACGTCAAGGACATCCAAAATAGTTAGATTTTGGGCAGATTTGACAAAAACTAAAAACACAATATAATATATAACATCTTAGGTTAGACCTATGGCAGAAACACAATCAGACGCTACTGATGCAAGCGTCTCTAATGAAGAAGCATCTGGGAATATTAGCGAAACAGAACTCGTTTCTCGATTAACGCAAAGGTATGAAAATCTTCCACAAGAAGATCAACAACCTGAAGCAGAGGGAGAGGGGGAAGTAGAGCAAAATAATCCTGACGAGTCAGACAGTTCAACAGAGCTAATTGATGAATTGTCAGGAGAATCAGAAGCAGAAGAATCCGATGGCGAAAGTGAATCTTCGGAAACAGAAGCGGAAGATGAGCCTATCTCAGAAGATAGCGAAAGCAGCGATGTTCTTTCACAGTTGGGAATTGATACCGAAGGGTTATCAGAAGAGCAGATACAACAACTAACTGACGCTCTTGGCAGGGATAAGATGCTAAAGAGAATCAATAAGTTGACAGCACAGAAGAAGGAAGCTCAGGAACAGCTTGAGCAAGTTCAACAGGAAAGTCAACCTAAACAGGAAGTTGCAACTGCCGATCTTAATAGCCCCGTTGCAGACATCTTAGATCCTGCTGAGTTAGACAAGCAAGCAGATCAAATTGAGGAACTACTTGATTGGTCAGTGGAAAGTCTAATGCAAGAGGATAAATATGATGACGATGGCAATGAATATCTCGCAGAAAAGGATGGTAAACGCTACAGCAGAGAGCAACTAAAAGCAATTCGTGAGAATGCTAAAAATGCTCTAGGCAAAACAGGGTTTATTGCCAATCAAAGGAAATTCATTGAGCAAAGGCAACAAGCGGATCAATTAGCAGTTCAAACGTTCGATTTCTTTAAGGAAGGGCAACACGAATCTGAAGAGTATCAAATATATGCGTCAGTAAAACAAGATCCTACGATGGGTAAGATTCTTGATATGCTACCAAACGCAAACTACATGATAGGTCTGATGATTGAGGGGCAAAAAGTTATTGCCGAAAAACAAGGCAAAGCACCCGCTAAAAAGGTTGCTAAGAAAAAAGCACCAGTAGCACCAATTCCTTCTGGATCATCATCAAAGAAAGCGACAGGCAACACTGCGGAAAAATCAGCATTAGCAAAGCGCATAGCAGCAGCAGAAAAAACATATTCTGAGACTGGCAGCACTAACGATAGAATCAGATTAGCTGAGTTGAGAGGTCAACTCAAAAACTTATAATACATATATTAGGAAAGGTAAAATACAGTGGCATTAGCAACATCATATAACGCAGCAGGTAATCGTGAGCAAATCACAGATGACCTTACAGTTTTGGAGCCAGAAGAAACTCCAATTCTGTCAATGGCAAAGAAATCAAAAGCTACAGCAACTTTTGTAGAGTGGCAAGCCGATGATTTAGATACACCCGCATTTGCAGGAGTATCAGAAGGGGCAGACGTAAATTCATTCGACAATAAGGCAGCGAATAGAGCAAAACTTGGTAACTACGTGCAGAAGTTTCGTAGAACTTGGCAAGTTTCAGATATTCAGCAACTCGTTGCTACTGCGGGCGTTCCAAGTGAAATCGCACGTTCTGAAGCAAAATGTGTTCGTGAATTAAAAAGAGATATTGAATCAGCAATCGCTTCCGACCAAGATCGTCAGCAAGAAACTGGTGCAGTAACTCCATACAAACTTCGCGGTTTAGGCGATTGGATTGATGCTTCAGGACCATCTGACGTTCCCGCAGCATACAGAACTCCTTCTGCAAGTGTTAACTCGACAGCAATGGGTTCATTCACAGAAGATACTCTACAGGGTGTTCTTCAAAGCCGTTATGAACAAGTAGGATCAGCAGGAGATAATCTATATCTCGTTGCAGGACCAACTCTTAAACGCACAATCACAGACTTCGCTCGCGCATCTGATACTACTTATCGCGTGACTGAAGATGCAAACGATAAGAAAATCACTCTTAACGTTATGCAATATGAAGGTGATTACGGTGTAGTTTATATTGTTCCTTCACTATTCAACGGACGCACTAGCGGAAGTGGCATTGATGCAACAGTTCGTCATCGTGGTTATTTACTAACTAACGATTTAATTGAGGTTCCGATTCTTAAAGCAGAATCTTCACAACGCCTTGAGAACCAGGGTGGGGGTGAGCGTGGATTTTGTGACGCGGTGCTCTCTCTTTGCGTAAAGAATCCTTTGGGATTAGGTGCATTTAAAGCTGCTAGTTAATAATTCAATATAGGAGATATATAACATGACAGTTCAAGAAGCAGCCTTATTAGGTTACACTCACGTTAAAACAATCACAGCAGCAGACTTGACTAGCACTACTTCTGGTGGTGCTGAAACAGAAAATCTGTTCACTATCCCTAAAGATGGGTGCGTGGATGAGGTGTTGTTTTATCTAAAGACAGAGTTCGATGGAGCAAGTTCTTCAGATTTGGCAATCACAGTAGGTGATGACGATGACGCAGACGGATTCATTGCATCTGCAACAATTCACGCTGACGGAACCGCAGTTAGCTCTAAAATCAATACTGGTGCATATTTCACCGTTGGTTCGGATGCTAATACAGGTAACTGTAAAGTGTATGACAATGCTGCAACTAAGACTCTTAGCGCGGTATTCACACCAACAGGAGATTCAAACAGTGACATCTCTACAGGTGAAGTTGTAATCGCAGCTCGTATCAGAGACTTCAGCGAAATTAAATAAACAATCTTAATGGGGGGCGGTCTACAAAGTTAGGCCACCCCTTTAACTTATACATTATGAGCGAAATTGACCAACTTGCAGATAATATGTATGATGTTCCTGAATTGCGGGGAATGAATGGAACAGCGTATATGGATGGACTTGAAAGATATTTTAGATTTAGCGAATCTAGGGATGTAAAAGAATTTAGCTTCAAAAAGCGAGAAGCAGATGCATTAATGGAAAAAAAAGTTCTTGATAACCAAAACAAGGGAATTGATGGATTAGGGCAACTTAAAGGAGTAATCCCTGCCAGAGAGTTCTTTAGATGGAGGCAGGATCAAGGCGATCATGTATGGGAAGATAAGCACTTCCTTAATAGTTTTTATAGGGACAATCCGCAATTTAAAGTCAAAGGCTACACTAATAGCCACTATTAATTATGGCAAGAACAAGCACATACAGTGAATTTGAGGATGGAGTTAAGGCTTTAATAGGCATTGATGATCTACAAACAGTTGAACAGACACAGCTTAATGCTTATTTTAATAAGTGGATTAGGCTTGCATGGGAGAGGTGGGAATGGCCTGAAGTCATAACCATTGAAGAACGCACTCCTGACAGTAATGGCTTGATAGATTATGAGCAAGGTGGCGAAACGGCCATATCAGGGTTCTTTAATATATATGATGTTAACCCTAGAAGCACTCAGGTTCCTCAAGAATACACTTTTGAGCTTGATGGTAATGGTGCTAACCTAATTGACTGGGATAGCGATTCTGGAACTGTTTTTGTGCGTTTTAGAACTAAGGTATCAACATATACTACAGTAGGCACTCAAACAATACCTTACATTTTTCTTCCATACCTAATTAATGTCTGCTATGCAGATTGGCTCAAAGCAGAAGGTCAGCATGGAAAGGCACAAATGGCTATGGATGAAGCGGAACAAATGATCTTATTTGAAATAGAGAAATTTGAAAGGCAACAAAATCAACAGCAACCTGTCTATGTAACCACTCATGGCTCTACTCAATACAGGATTGGCGTATGATTTGACAAATAATAAAAAGTGAATTAACTATAGTTTATTCTCCAATAGAAATAGAAATAGAAACGGAAACAGAAAATGGGAGCAACAAACGTAAGCAATTTTAGAACTCAAATAGTAGATGTTACATTAACACTAGATGCAGCAACTCATGCAGCAGGTGATATTGTGGCAGACTTTCAAAAGTTTGATGTAGTAGGAGCAGCTAGAGCGCAAGACATTCATATCAGAGGCACTATCAATGATGTAAAAGTTGTAGATAAGGATGACCAGGGTATTGAAATGGATGTCATCTTTGCTCAATCTCTTGATACAGCAGCACCAACTCTAGGAACTGAAGGTTCAGCAGTTAGCATATCAGATGCAAATGCAGCCAAGATCATAGGTGTAGCAAATATCTCTAGTTACACAGACCTTATCAATAGCCAATATGGTCAGCCAAGTTCATTTACTCCAATTGGGTTTAATATTAGTAACTCAAATTATTTATATGTAGGAGCAGTCACGCGAGGGACACCAACATATACAGCTAGTGGAGTAGTTCTTAGGCTTAACATAACAGTAGAATAAGGAGGTAGCAATGTCTTTCAAGACAAAAGTGTTACCTTACTTTAGGCATTGGACTAAAACTGCCGTTGTAGCTGCTGCTCAGGCTATTACAGATATAGCTAATTTGTGGGGTTACTGGCGAAGTGATACAGGGATCAATGGTAAGTTGGCGGTTGATGCGTCAACAACTGATGAGTATTTAGAAAGCTCAAGTGATAGTCTAATGTTCAACTCAGATGAACCTTGGTCTATTAGTATTTGGATTGGGGGATTGCAAAGCAAAGGAGCAGCTAACCCATTGATACATAATTTAGAAAATACAGGCGCATTAGGGTATGGTGTTGGTTTTGGTGTTGAGTCAAACGAGGCAATAATTAAAACAGACA